ATTTCGGTTACTGAATCCCGACCAGCTGGTATTCCTTTGGTTTATTTTGTACAGGCCAGACGATGATACTTAAAAACGCAGAGCAGATAGCAAAACGCGCCAATATGACCGCCGATGAATTCGTGCGAGGCGTGTATATCAAGCTGTTTAGCTCGGTGGTGATGGATACTCGTTACGACACTGGACGCATGAAAGCCAACTGGCAGCTTACTCAAGACAGCGCTGCTACAGGTGATTTGGACGAATACGATAAGCAAGGCACAAAGACTGTCGCAAAGATCAATGCAGGCGTTAAAGGTGGCGATAGAGTTCAATACCTGACAAACAACTTGCCGTATGTTGGCATCTATGAACAAGAGGACGCGATGGTGGCTAAGAACATAGCCAGAATCGAAACCAACATTAGAAAGATTGCTAAGGACATAAAATGAGCCTCAAAATCGACCAAGCATTTGTTCAGTCGTTCATTGACGGTGATTTTGGACTTCCTGTAGATTACGAAAATATGCCGTACACGCCTGTGTCTGGGACTGCGTTTGCGGAGTTGATAAACATACCGAATCCAATAGATAGTCTGACGCTTGCCGATATGAATGAAACTAGCGGCTTGTTTCGGGTTATTTTGCGCTACCCTGTTGATAGTGGGGCTATCACCGCCAAAGCTAAGGCTGAGGAAATTATGGCGCATTACCCAATTGGGAGTAGCGTTGCATATTCTGGACAATCTGCGACAATACGCTCAGTAGACCGCCAAGCAGGAGTTGTTGAAGATGCTTGGTACACACTTGTCGTTTCGATACGATATATTTCTTTTATAACGAGGTGATTTATGCCTGATTCAGTACAAACTCTTGTCGAAACCACGATCAGTGTCTCGGCAACTCTTCCCGCTACCTTTGACGATACGGGTTATGCGGCTCTGACTTTCACTGCGGTTGGTCAGGTCACTGACTGGACTCCTGGTGGTCAAACTTACAATGTTACTACCAGCAACCCGATTGCTCAGCGTAGCACTGATAAATATAAAGGTACGTTTAATAACGGAACCGACTCAATCACTGTAAACCGTGATGACGATGATGCAGGGCAGGTCATTGTTCAAGCGGCTTTGATTAGTGACGCCGACCAAGCCTTTGAAGTAACGTACCAAGACGGCACGATTGATTACTTCACTGGTAAAGTAGTTTCATTTGATACTGTCGCTGGGGGCGCAGACTCAATAGTTCAAAAGACTATTAGTTTGGAGCGCACTCGTTCGACAGTTACTGCATAAGGTAACCAAGAATGGATTTAGCGCAATTTGATCTGAAAGAAGCTGCGAATAGCGGCATTACGGTAGACCTAACTCACCCGATTACAGGTGAAACGCTTGAAGACGAAAAAGGCAAAAATATCAGCATTAAGATATTAGGGCGTGATTCGGCTAAATGGCAACAGGCTCAAAAGCGTAATGCTGCTAAGAATGCTAACAAGTACCGCAATGGCAAAGTGCCTGATGCTGAGGTTGAGCGACAAGTTCGTGATCTATTAGCTGAATGCACAGTCTCATGGTCGGGGATTGTATATAACGAGGAAGTTCTCAAGTGCAACAAAGAGAACGCCCTTATGATATACGAAAAGCGAACATGGATTGCGGAGCAGATGTTGGAAGCTGCTGCTGATAGGGCTAACTACGTTTTTACTTAGGCCAGCTACTTGAAGATTACGTTCGCTATTGGGCTTGGCTCACTACGAACCAGAAAGGCGCTACGAAGGCACGAATTGAGTCACGACCTGATTCAATCATGCCGGACATAGCGCCTTTTTCGTATATCATTGACCTGCTAGTACAGATCGGACCAAGCGAAGTTACATGGCAGGAAATAAGTAGCTGGTGCGCCATAACAGGCATAGATTTAAGTGTATGGGAAAGTAACACTATAAAAAGACTATCCGCAATTTATACTTCATGTGCTCATAGGTATCACGACAGCACTTTGCCGTCACCATACAAGAGTCTTGAAGCACCGAAGACAAATGACGATGCGATTAAGGCAGCGTTACGGCAAGGTAATTTTAGGAAATAAAAATGGCAACTGATTTATATACCGTTGAGATACAAGCCAAGTCCACAGGTATCGCTGCTGCTACCGCTCAAATGGAAAGTTTGGGCAAGCAAAGCACACTAGCAAGCAAGGCGGTTAAGTTGTTTGGTGCTGCGGCTGCTGGTCTATCTGTGGGTGCTATATTTAATAAAATTACCCAAGACACAATGAACTTCACTAAATCAGTGAGCCAGTTATCAGCGATTACTGGTGCAACAGGTGAAGACCTAAAATTTTATGAAGAACAAGCGGCGTTAATTGGTAAGACAACCACGCTTTCTGCAAGCCAAGCGGCTGAGGCATTTCAGTTAATTGCTAGTGCAAAGCCTGACTTGCTTTCATCTAAAGAAGCCCTAGCAGCAGTTACGAAAGAAGCAGTGACTCTAGCAGAGGCTGCTGGCATTGACCTGACTGATGCAGCGCAAACTGTTGGTGTATCTCTCAACCAATTTGGTGCTGATGCTGATGAAGCAAGTAGATATGTAAATGTTTTAGCCGCAGGTGCTAAATTTGGCTCATCTCAAATAACGCAAACTGCTGACGCAATGAAAAATGCGGGTACTGCTGCGAGTTTGGCTGGCTTGAGTTTCGAAGAAGCTAACGCTGGCGTTCAATTATTGGCGGCTGGCGGTCTGTTTGCTGCGGAAGCTGGCACTGGTTTTAGACAAGTATTGATGAAGCTGGAAAGCGAAGCAGAGGACAAATTTAAGCCTTCGGTTGTTGGCCTTGCTACTGCCTTAGAAAATCTTGCTGATGAAAACATGAGTCTAACTGACATCATGGATTTGTTTGGTGCAGAAGCTGCTAAGTCTGCTGCGACAATGATCAACCAAGCAGGAAGTGCTCGTCAACTAATCAAAGATATTACTGGAACCAGTACTGCTGCTGAACAAGCTGCTACTAACTTCGATAATATGACTGGTGACGTATTAAGTCTTGGGTCTGCTAACGAAAGCCTAGCGATTACATTAGGTAGAAAACTAGAGCCTTTCATGAGGAAAGTTATTCAAAGGCTTACTGATTTTTCTCGAAAAGTTGATGATTTCGTCCAGTCTGAAAAGTTTAACGATGTTCTCAAAGCAATGACTATAGGCGCTAAAACGCTTGCTGCAATATTAGCAGGACAAATTGCTGGAGCATTGGCTAGTACAGTTGCGGCTTTCGTTTCTACTACGGCTAGTGCAGGGCTTGCTTCTACTGCTATGGGTGTATTAAGGGGTGCAATGGTTCTGTTAGGCGGTCCAATTGGAATCGTTGTAACTGCTTTGATTGGCTTATACGCAATTTTATCTGATGTGTTTGGTTTTGATTTTGCAGATTTTAAAAGATATTTCAAAGCTACTTTTGAAGTTATTTCTGGGTATGTAACTTCATTTGCAACTTCTGTTACTGATAAATTTCAAGAAGTCTTTGAATATTTGTCAGGCTTATTTCAGCCCTACATAGATATTTATGTTTCAGCGTTCAATAAAATATTAGAAGTTGTTTCTGGCTTCTTTGCAAGTTTCACTAATGGCGCAACAGCTGCAATAAATTTTGTTGTTACTGGGTTTAGAACTGGTTTTCTAAATGTGCGCCAGTTTGTAGAAACAACAAAGATAAACATTGATGCCTTTTACGAAACAATGAAAGTTAAAGCTACTTCGTTTTTTGATAGTGAAGAAGAAACGGCGAGTAAACTAGCTACCATAAACGAAAACAAACAAACAAGCCTTCAAGCAGTTGTTGATAAATATGCTGATATGGCTGACGCACAAGTAAATGTTAAAGGCGAAACTGGGTTTTTAGGTACTGCTTTTGAAACTCTCGGCACTGTGACTGAAACTATAGAAGGAACTTTTAGTGATTTCGTTTCAGAAATAGAAGATGCTGCCACTAAAATGGAAGACACTGGGTCAAAGTCTAAAACTTTTAGCGGCGTATTAGACACAACGAATACTGCTGCGAGTGGTTTAAGTGGTTCACTTCTTAATGCAAATACCAATCTTTTAGATTTAGCAACCAACATTAATACAGAAACTGCTGAAAGTGGCAGTTTTAATATGATTACGCACGCAATGGGCAATGCCGCCACCAACACTACCGCTGTTGGCACAGCTATGGGAACAACTAAAGATGCTGTCGGAACAACAAAGACAGCTATGGATAGTTTAAAAACATCAACAGATGATGCCGCTGAGGCTATTGGCGGTAAAGATGGTTCTACAGGCTTAACTTTAGCGCAAAAGACTTTCCAAACTGCTGTAGAAAACACACAAACAGCTTGGGCAACATTGATAAAAGATACTATTACAAACGGCAAGCTAGACTTTGGCACTTTCTTTGACACAGTTAAGTCTGGCTTTGTGACAATGGTGTCAGAAATAGCCTCTCAAAACATAACTAATGCGATATTCGGTGAAGGCGGGCTTAGCGGCTTCTTAAGTAATCTTACAAATGGTTTCGGTTCGATTATTAGTTCTATCGCCTCTGGTCTTGGCGGCATAATTACAAGTTTTGTTTCTCAGCTAACTGGATTAAACATAGGCGGCACTGCTGCTTCTGGTGGCGCTGCTGCTGCGGGTGGTGGCGGTCTTGCTTCTATTGGAACAAGTATAGCGGGAGCAATGGGTGCTGCGGGTCAATTCGTATCAGGCGCTATGGGAACTGCCGTAGGAACAACAGCAACATCTGTAGGTCCACCTACCGCTGCGGCTC